CTTTCTTGAATACTTAAAAATGAAACGAGACAAGGAGTTAAACTAATGGCAACGCACTTAGTTATGGGTGACCCTCATTGCACACCCAAAGCAAGCAATGACAGATTTCTGTGGGCAGGTAGACTTGCGGCAGATATAAAAGCTACTCATGTTATATGTATGGGTGACTTTTGTAGTATGGATTCTTTATCTACTTATGATAGAGCAAAGAAATCATTTGAAGGCAGAAGATATCAAAAAGATATGGAGCACTCACATGATGCATTAGCTTTATTTAATAAAGGCTTAGGTAAACATAAGCCTAGAAAGATAATGCTACATGGTAATCATGAAGATAGAATAGATAGATTCGTGGATGAAAACCCAGAGTTAGATGGCACATTAAAGATAAGTGATCTACAATTTAAGAAATATGGTTGGCAAGAAGTACCTTACAAACAAATGAAAGTTGTAGATGGCATACACTATGCACATCACTTTCCATCTGGTATCATGGGATCAGCTATATCTGGTGAAAATATTGGTAGAACTCTATTGACAAAGCACAAGGTTTCTGCTACGGTAGGTCATAGTCATTTATTAGATTATGCCATGTCTACACTACCTAATGGTAAAAAGTTACATGGGTTATCTGCTGGCTGTTATCTAAGTCACCCAGAGCATTTCGCAAGAGATACTCAACATATGTGGTGGAGTGGATTAATAGTTAAAAGAGAAGTCAAAGATGGTAATTATAATATTGAGACTATTGATATTAAAACTATTAGGAGAGAGTATGGCAAAAGATAATGTCAATGCACCATCGCATTATTTACATGGTAAGAAAGAAACTATTGATGTAATTAATGATGTCATGACAGCTAGTGAGTTTCATGGATATCTAAAAGGTAATATATTAAAATATGTTGCTAGATATAGATTTAAGAATGAACCACTAGAAGATTTAAAAAAAGCACAATGGTACTTAAACAGACTAATACAGGAGGTTAGTAATGGGTCAAGTTAAACAAGCAATAATAGAAGTAGAAGATTTTGTTGCAGGGTGTTTGAGAAAAGGTAGAACCTTAAATCAAACTATTAGAGATGCAAGAGAATCTGAGTCTGCTAAATCTAATCCTTATCTTGATGACGAGGAATTAATAGAAGATAAATACTACCAATTTAAAGGAGCACAATAATGGCAGTTAGAGATTTATTGATAGATGCTTTACTAAAAAAATATAATGCACAAATATCTGATGCTACTTCAAAGATATTTATTTATTTGCACAGCCCAGTAGCAATAGGAGAACATCCACAATTTACAGAGGAGTTAGATAAANTAGTTAATGTAGTATCTACTGCTGAAGAAAATATAAAAACAATAAAGAAACACTTTGGAGAACCAAATGCCTGATGAGAAAGAAAAACCACAACAACAAAAAGCACAACCTAGAGTATATACTATAAACTCAGAACAGCTGATGGATATCATGAGATACCTAATGACTAGACCATATGGTGAAGTTGTTAAACTTATGAATACTTTGTCTACTTTAAATCCTCAAGGATTTAACGGAGGTGACGATGCCAGAAAAAAATAATATAGATAAGTTTACAGGTATACTATTTGAATTAAAGATTGGATTAAATAGAGACAATGCTATTGTAATTGACTACGGTGGTAAACCTGTTGGTAAAATTAGAGAAGCATTAAAAGGTTATCCTTATCATGGCAATCTTTGTGCAGCTGTAATAAACCATGCTAACTCTGTTGGGAGAAAACTTCAAGATGATATCAAAACGATTATACAAAAAGTTTAGAAAATTATTTTGGCATAATATAATTATGGAATTAGCTGAAAGGTATACTTCCAGACTAAACAGTTATCTTTGGTCTAAGAGATGGGGTGATAGATCTCTGTATCAATCAGACCAAAAAAAAAGACACCCAGAGTAAAAACTCTGAGTGTCTTTATCGTTGCCTGCAGGGGAGTCTTTATGGCTCCCCTTTTTTATGCGAGTAATCTATCTGTTTGTGTTTTAACTTTACTTAATTTAATAGGTTTGCTTAATATATCTTTTTGTAATTCTTTGGGTATTCTCATTTTAATAATTTCATGCATGTACTTTAGATCAGGGCCTTTTTCATCAAAGTATTCAGATATAAAAGAATTATATCTATTTATATCTGTACCACCTTCAGTGCTAACTGAAGCTATAGGCATTTGTAAATTAATATCTCTAATGTCCCATGCCCTTGTTACACTCATTAGCTTACCTGCATTAGATTTTTCTATAGCTTTGTCTATCCCACTATCTGGTTTTACCCAAATATAATAGTCTTGATCAAGATTAAGATCTTGGTTTATATTATCGTCAATTAAAGTATCTAAAAAAGTTGCTCCTGCACCTCTACCTGTTGCAGTAAATATACTTGCATAGTCTGGAAATACTACGTTAGGATTATCGGGGAGTGGATCACCATCTACATTGCCACGCATTAAATTTTCAATTGTTTGTGCTAATACATTATATTTAATTTTACGCAAAACAAATCCATCTCTTAATGCTCTTGTAGTTCTACGACTTATAGTTCTTGCATCTGATGCTTCTGTAGGTTCATTTAAACCTACATCATCAATTTCTTTTGGTCCTGTTTTTCCAGGTAACTCTACAGTTTCTAATTCTACACCATATTTATTAGCAACTTTTTCTAACTGCTTAAATACAATCTCATCATAAAATTTTTTTAAACCTTCTTTATCTTCTATTGGCTGGCCATCATATCTATCATATTGTATCTGACCATTAGTTATACCAATGCTATCTAAATCTTTTTCCACTGCTTTCTTTATCATAGCATTTAATACTAGCTCTACATACTTTTTAGATTCAGTTATTGGTAAAGGGTTTAAACCTCTGTTATCTACAACTTTTTGTGCAGCTTCTTCTGTTTTATAAGATCCTTTAGTGACTAAAGTATTCTTATCAAAAACATAAAAGTTATTACTCATTAATCTAACTTCAGGTACACCACGTTCACTTGCTATATCTCTATCTGGATCTATAGAATATAAAACATTAGGATTATCTCTAGCAGCTATTAAACCTTCGTCTTTAAGTTCATCATCAGATTTACCTTCAAGCATACTTACTGGTGTAGATTTAACAGCATAATTAGGATAAAATTTTTCTAAAAAATCTGATGTAATGTCACTACCTTTTATTATAATAAAATCTTCTTTAGTTCCTCTTTTTTGTATATTCTGTATAGCATCAGATTGTATTTCATCTATGATAAAAGTATCTTCTAATTGTCTAGATGCACTCTTTAAAATTTTATCATCATTACTTAACTTTACACCATCAGCTTCTTTTGCATTTAATCTTTTTTCTACAGCATCAGCATCAAAGTATCCTGTCTGTGCTCTAGCATGTGCTATGGCATTTTTTGCATACCTTAAAGGAAAATGTGCTGTATCTGCATCACCTACATTTAATTCTTTTACTTTTCCTTCTTCATCAAAAGATATATTATCCACTTGAAAAACATATTGTTCTACAGTGGATTTGTATCCTTCTAATTTAGTAGGAGTAACTCCTTGATAGTTAAATGGTAAAGCACTCACAGCTCTTTTACCACCTGCACCACCTATAGAATACTGACTAAAATCATATTGATCTTCTAAAGGTACTTCAACTACTTTTAATTTACTTGCAAAATTTGTCTGCTCTACAAAGTCTAATAACTCTTGTTTAGTTATAGACTCATTACCTTGTAAAAATTTATCTAAACCTAAAAATTTAAGTTCTTGCTTGTCCCCTTGTATATAACTTTTCCATTTATTCTTGGTAAGTTTATTTGGTTTAGCATCTTTAATAGATTTAGCAACACGAGAAAAAAACTCTGGTTGGTCACCCATCAGTGCCTTTGCAGTTTGTTTTTCTGTTTCTGTTAGTGGGCCAAATTCTACTTTAGGTTCTTTATATTTCTTTTCTAATTCTTTAGTTTGCCTTATTACTTCTTCTGTAGTTCTTTTAGATAATTCAAATTCTGGATCAAAAGGATAACCTGGGTCTGGATCTTTGGGTGGTTGCTGTTGTGGCTGTTTAGTTTCGTCCTTATCAAATAAAGTAGGTGTCTTATCTTCTTCACTATCTTTATCGTCATCGTAGTTTGCAAACTCTTGATTAAATAAATCTTGATTCTGTGCACCAAGAGTATTTATAGATTGTAATGCAGATGACCCATATATATTACCAAATTCATTTGCACCTTTTTTTATATATTCTTTAAATAAATAGGGTACACCATATCTACCTATTGCAGTTACAACAGGTGGTAATAATTGTGCTACCATTATTTTAGATTATTCATTTGAGTGCTCATAGGTTTACGTTTAGGAAATATAAGTTTATCATCATCCTTTTTAGGTTGCATAAAACTTAACACTCTTGTTATATATACATCTTTTAAATACTCACCATAATCTTCTTTCTCTGCGTATTTACCAAGATGNTCAAAATAATTTATTACATCATCACCTCTATCAATAGCNTCTCTTACACCTTGATAGTTATCCCCAGTCTTCATCAAATCAAGAAAACCTTTTACACTATCTTCAGGAGTATCGAATGCTCTTACCTTTGCNTTTTTTGTAGGATCTTGTGATAATATAAATGGNTGATTACCTATNGCTTGTAATCCAAAATAGTTATTAGCTCTTCGTGCAGTATCAGCACCTTCAAATTTAAAATTACCAGTTTCAGCTGTAGCTATTGATAATATAAATTCATCAGGTACACTAGCCTCAAAAGAATCTTGGCTATACTGTGACTTTACATCCCGTATTGTCTTTAGGAAATCTTTTGCTTTACCGTACTCGTCCATAGTTATATGTAGTAATAATATTAAACTAACAATTCCAAGCCCTAAGTGCTTTATTAATTCTAGAGTTTGGATCATTAGCAGTTTTAGCAGAAGTTAATTTTTTCTTCATACCTTTCATCCTCGCACAAAAGCTAGCTCTACGCTTGTTGCCTACCTTTTTACTAGGGGCTTTTAAATTACCCCCAGTTGCACGATTGTAAGAATCACGACCTTTTTGATTAAGGCCACCTTTAGGATTTTTACCTTCTTTTCGTTGCCATGCAGGTGTCTTTGCCATTATTTTTTCCTTACTGTCATTGCTGCTCTTTTAAATTGTGCAGCTGTAGGTGCACCTTTAGCACCTTTCTTTCTCATTTTACCACCACGCTTTCTTTTAGCATGAATGTTAGCATAAAGTCCTTTTCTCATTATACTTTCTTAGCTAGTTTTTTATTTATTTTTCTTTGAACTGCTTCTGGTAATTTAGAAAAACCTTTATGTTTTTTAGCAACATTTTTTTTCTTCATTCCATTTTTCATTTTCATACCATTTTTCATTTTCATTCCATTTTTCATCATTAGCTATATCTCCTATATTTAGCTGTTTTTTTTGCAATTGATTTTGGCTGTTTCACATGCTGTTTGCCCTTCTTTGTTCCTTGCCGTTTTGCTCTTGTCGTTGCCGCATACTCCGCAGATGACATCGCTTTGATTGCTTTCTCTGGCAAATATCTTTCCCCAGTCTCCGAAGACTTCTTGCCAGACTTCGTTCTCCACTTTTGTTTTCCCCATGCTTTTAAACTCCTTTGACTTTTTGCAAGTGCCATTATTTTTTTCTCCCTCTTCTTATAGCTTCTTTGCCTTTTCTAAATATAGATGCTACCTGCGTTTTACCCATAACTTTTGCTCGCTGTTCTCCAACAGTTAATATTTGGATTTTTCTTGCAAATGGTTTAGATACCTTTTTAACCTTTGCAACAGTTTTACGAGCATCAGCAGGAGTCGCAAACTTAATACCAACAGTATCCTTAGGATTCTCATCTGTATAAAGTCTCCTACCAGATCCTTTAGGTTTTTTGCCTGT